TCCATAATTAAAAGATTAGTATTCACAGAGTTCTTAGCTCTGGCAACTTCTCTCCATGTAAACAAAAGAGCAAGGTCAATTCTCATCTTCTCACCCTCAGAAAAAGAAGCATAAGAAAATCTCTCATGAATAGGAGATTCTATAGTTTCATTAAACTCCTCATCCAATTTAAAATTGATATAGAAATCCATCATCTGCAGATAACGATTTACCTGCTGATTAATAAGAGGAAGATATCTCTTAATAATTTTTGTCTTTACTCCATCATCCTTTAGAAGAGAATATGCGAAATCATGATACATAACCTCTTCTTTCTTATCTGCTAATTTTTTATATACTTGTTGGAGATTTTCGTTAAACTCTGCTAATTTTCCTTGTTCAGTATTTCTGTTTGCATGCTGGTCGGTAAGTCTCTGAATTTCCGATTCCAAATCCCTGATCTGTCTGTTACATCCAGAGATGAGAGTATGATTTTTAGAAATGCCATTATTGAGTTTAGTAATCTCCTTTGATAGTTTTGTAAACTGATGCTCTCTTTCCTCTTCTTTTTGAATTGCCTCCTCTAGTTCCCTGTAACCAAGTTGCAACTCCTTTGCTCTAGTTTGAGCATCAGCAATTCTATTTACACGAAACTCTTCTTCTATATTCTGGGTACAAGTAGGACATACCGTATTCTCTGTGAAAAACTTGTGTTCTTTAGTTATTGTTGCTACTTTTTGAGTAATTTGACCCTTAATAGTGTTTAGTTTCTTTAACTTTTTATTTGCTCCAGCAAAAGATTCTAAGTCATTATTAAACAACTCAACATCTTTCATAAGACATTCTGTCTCATCAGATATTTGCTGAATCTCATCTTCCAACAAATTTATCTTACCTTCTTTTTCTTGTATTCTTTGTTTACCCTGAGTTTCTAACTCTTCAATAAAATTCTTTTGCATTTCAACTTTATCTTTAATATTATCTTTACTCAACTCTAAAGTTTTTATTTCATCCTTTTGATCTCTAATCTTTGTCTTCATAAGAGTATTCATAGCAGAAAAAATACGAATATCTAAAAGATCTTCAATCACATCTCTACGATTAGCACCAGTTAATTGCATAAAAGGCACAAAAGTACTACTACCCAAAATTACTATCTGAGTAAATGATTTATAATTTACTTTAAGAATATTTTCTTCAAGCATCTTCTGCATGACACGATCATCTGCTTCCTTATGCATAGGATCGCCATCAACAATAATCTCAAACTTATTTGGTTTTATACCTCTTCTAACTAAGTATTGCTTAGTATTAATTTCAAACTCTACTTCTACAAGACAATCCTTCTCATTCGTACTGTTTGCCAACTGTCCCTTATTAATCTTACGAAAAGGTTTATTGAACAAACTAAAAGTCAAAGCATCAAGAACTGTTGATTTTCCAGTTCCATTAGTACCCACAATTAGATTTGTAGCATTTTCACGAAAATCAATTTCAGTAAAACGATCACCTGTAGATAGAAGATTCTTCCATCTAATTTTTTTAAATATTATCATTCAGATTTTGGAGGGATAACAATATCATTGGGAGTTACTACAGCATATTTGTAATTATACCTCTTACATGTCATAATTGCAACATTATCGTCAACTTCAATAACATCCATTTTACTATCTTCCTGATCCTCCATCATCATAGCATATCTATTAGCATCATCTTCTTTTTGAAACATAAAGAGAACTTTTTCACCATACTTATTATGGACAGCATAAGCACCTTCTTCTCTATTGTTTTTATCTGATCTTAAAGTGAGTAACCACATTAGTCAACCTCACAAGCCTCGGCATAAAGTTTTTGTAATATACCCTTAATTATATTCTTATCACATTCAAAATCAGAATCATCAATATATCGATTCAAAAATGATAATGTATTTTCATCTTCTTCTGCTACAAAATCTTCACTCTCATTAAGAACATAATTTTCTATGATCTTTAATTCTTGTATTCCACTAGAGTATAACTTATCTATAAATTTTTCAAACTGTTTTTGATTTGTTTTTTTCTTTACTATGAGTTTAATAATTTTATTCTTTAATTCTTTAGCATTAAATAACTTGTAATTGTGATCCTCATAATAAATTTTATAGAATAATCTATATGGATTATTAACATGAAAATGATCTAGAGTTTCTGTATCAAATACAGTAAATCCTCTAGCATCATTTACATCATTCCAAAACATCTCATAAGGATTACCAAGATAATAGATATTCCCTTTATTAGATCTTGTATGATAATGACCTGAATAAACCTTCTTAAATTTCTTAAATGGATCCATATCCATACCATGATCCATTACATGACCAGCAGTAGCAACAAATCCATTCAATTCAAGATGCCCCATAGCAACAGATGCTTGGGATTTATTAATAAGACCAAGACTGATCTCTCTGTTCTCCTCATTAATCCAAGGAACAAGAAGAATATTCAGTCCACCCACTTCAATAGAAGTTGTTTCTGCATAAGTTATTACATTATCATATTCCTTTAATAATAAATCTATAGTATTAACTTCATTTGTATCTTTATAATAGGCAGTATGATTACCAACAACACTATGAAGTGTTATTCCCATTTCTTGGAGCCTATCAAAGTAAGTTTCCTTTGCCCAATCAATTGACCATAAATCTACAGATCTACGATTATCAAACGTGTCACCCATATCAATGACAGTATCAATTTTGTGTTCTTCCAAATACGGGAAAAAAACATTATCGTAAAACTTTTTGAAATACGCATGAAAAGATTTGGATCCTTTACGAGCACCAAAATGCTGATCCGTTATTATCGCTATCTTCATCTATTACCAGACTTATACTGAATATTATCTTTGATAGTATTATAATCAGAACTTGATGAAGTTAACGCTCCATCATCTACTACCATTACTTCATCGTAACCTGTTTTTTCGATGATCTTCGTCTTGATCTCAAGTTGCTTCTTCTCTTTCTGGATTCTCCTGAGAAACGCATAATGTATAATCTGCGTAAAGTAAGCAAAAGGATTTTTGGATTTATTAGGATCAAAGTTATGTATGTACTGAACGCAATTTTCGATTCCATCTGATATCATATCATCCCTGAACATATAGTTCACGAAATTTGGTTTATAAGAAAGATGTGTAGCAATCTTCAAAAAACACTCACCAAGGTAATTACTAATTCTTGGTTTAGGAAGATCTTTAGTTTTTGCTACAGCTACTTGAGCACGATAATCTATTAACGCTGCTAAGAGTTCTTTATTGTTTACATAATGTTCTGATTTCTTCTTAGCCATAACATTAATATATCCTTATTAATAATTGTTTATATTATAACATTATTTACTCCACTTGACAAGGTGGCAATTTATCTGTACAATACCCTTTGTAAGGGTTGGAGAGATAGCTTTAGATTTCTTTATTATTAGAAGGTATCTTAAATATTTCTTCTAGCCTTTTACGGGCATCTTCTACTGTCGATAATAATCCCATATGATTGGATAGATTTACTCTTCCATCTATTTCAAAGTCAAAATCATCATCACTAAGATATCTATCATAGAATTGAATCATTTGTTCATTCTTAACTTCAGTCATAGTAATAATTTTATCATATTTAATTAAAAATATATCTTCCTCTGGTATTTCCAACCAAGGTTTTATTTTTACATATTGTCCTGTAGGGTTATTAAAGACCTTCATTATGACTGGAGATTGAAGCATAATGACAGGATCACCATCATTTTCATCAATAGATACCAATCCAAAGATTTCTTCTCCTGTTATTAATTTTACAACCCCGTGAAATTCTTCTTGCATTAGTTTTTGATTGGTATATTTACTATATCATAATTAAAGTTTTCTTCATTATAGATTTTAATCCTCTCTATTAAATGGTTTAATGTGTAATTCTTTCTTGATTTAGTACTGATATCATCGGCAATATCATACAAAGTTGCTTTTACTTTTCCATTTCCTTTTCTTAATACCCTGCCGATGGATTGGAGATTCCTAATCCTGGATTTGGACGGACTTGCAAAGATGACGTTGTGAAGACGCTTGATATTAATCCCAGTACTGAAAGTACCATAAGAAGCAACAATAATAGCGTTGTCTTGTTTTTCAGTAATTTCACGGATTTCCTCTCTGTCTTCTGTTGGGACTCCACCATGAACAAAGAAAACATCTCTATGTTCCACTGTATTATTATTTATCATCTCATAAAGAGGCTCTCCATGTGCTTCTACCCTAGCAAATAAAATAAGAGTATTTCCTTTAAGATCAAGTGCTAGATTTCTAATAAGATTATTTCTTTTTTCATGAGTAATAATATACTGAACTTCATCCTCAAATGTTTCAAATTTATGTGCAGGGTGTTTCAATAGAAGCACATTAATATCCAACGTCGCCACATGACCCTTCTTCATGAGCTCGTCCGTTTTAATAATTTTATATGAAGGACCAAATAAACCTTCTAATACCCACTTATGAGTCTCTGATCCGTCTAAAGTTCCTGTAAACCCATAACGATACTTGGCATTACCCAACTTAGTCATGATGGCAACAAGAGATTTAGATTTAAATTGATGTGCTTCGTCACCAACTACTACATCAAACCTTTCAAAATACTTTCTTGGTAGTTTGTATATGGATTGCCATGTAGTAATAATAACTTGAGATTCAGTTTCTCTTTCTCTACCAGCATAGATCTTATGACAATAGGATCCTACATCCCAACCATAATCAGCAAAGTCTTTATACATCTGCTCTACAAGGGATGTTGTAGGCACTACAATCAGTGTATTCTTCTTATTTTCAACAAAGTACCTAATGATGGCATATATCATCAACGACTTACCAGAAGCAGTTGGAGATACTAGCAACTTTCGATTATTTCTAAGAGCATCATATACACCATCAATCTGATAATCTCTAGGTTTATGCTTAGAGATAGCAGTCATATAATCTTTTACACCTTCCTTAGATATCCTATCATTAACCTCAAAAGGAAGACCGTAATACTTACTCTCTACAAATTCGTAGGTGTATCCATGATCCTTACAAAACTGAACTATTCTATCTAATAATCCAATATAAACTTCTCCCGTCTGAGTATTGAATAACCTTATCTTACCATCCCAATATTTCTTCTGATACGTGGGCATAAACTTAGCACCAGGTACCTCAAAAGTGAATTGATCCGCAAGTTCATAATACACATGCGGTTCCGATTCTACCTTTAAATAGACTTCATTCTTTTTTGATATAATCAAATGACTCATAATCCTATACCAATGTAGGATTATTTAGAGACTTATTTTTTATTCTTTCTGTGCTTTGCTGCTGCGTCTTTTAATCTTTTAACTTGATCTTCAGGTGATAAATTCTTTTTACCTTTTCGGTAAGCTTTCATTTCCGTATCAAAACTTTTATTTTTTTCAGCATCCTTTGCCTGACCCTGTTTAACATTAAGTTCTTGATCTATCTTATCTTTAGGATTTTTATCCCAATCAGTAGACTTTGGTTTACCAGGTGTTCCAAGTAAATCTTTAAGAATCTTTTCACCTCCTTTAGCAGCAGCATATGCTCCCCCAACTTTTAGGAGAGTTTTTACTCCTGCACCTACTAGAGGAGCAGCAATGGCAGCTTCGTGAAATTGCTTAAATGATTTCATTTATCCAACAATAGTATCAAACCAATCTTGACTCATACCTGAAATGATCTTATCTGCTGAAGCAGCATCTGATGCATATTGCTCGGATATAAGATACTCCACAACCTTCTCATAGTTCTCGTGGATTACTTTACTTTCTCTTGGAGTAGGTTTCATTGTCTAATATTAGATCTACTCATATATTTATAATCTACATACCTGCTTGGAACTTATTCCACTCAATTGCATTCTTAATTTGAAATGTTCTGTTAGAAATGTTTTTAATAATTTCTTCTAAAAACTTTAAAGTAGTATCATAATATCTTATTTTAAGATCTATCTTCATCATTTTATCATCTGCTTCCATATGCCTCTGTATAGCATCCTTTTCTCTTACTTTATATGGAAATGGTTCTTCTACATATACTTCTGCTGGTGCTTTACCAGTATAAAAGTTGTGTCGTTCTAATCTAACTTTATTATATTGTTCTCTTGCTTTTTCACGCATCAAAGTAACAGTATTATAAACTGTATAATACTTTGAGTGTAATTGGGGAATCTTCAAAGATTCATCATGTAGATTATCAGGATCAATGACAGCATCACGCTCCCACATCTCCTGAATTTTGTCAAGGTTCAT